ATGAAAATTAAAGAGATCAAAAATGTCGCCGTGGTGGGCGCGGGTACCATGGGCCAGCAGATTGCAATGAACTCGGTCCTGAACGGACGCGCACACAACTATCGCGTCGTTGTCTGCGATTCATTCCCCGCCGCGCTGGAAAAAGCGGAAAAGTGGGCGAAGGAGTATCTGGACGGGCGCGTCGCCAAAGGGCGGATCACCAAAGAGGAATGCGAAGCGGTGAGGAAGAATCTGTCTTTCACCGGGGATGTGGACACCGCTGTGTCTCAAGCCGACATCGTCATTGAAGCGATTATTGAAAATCTGGAGATCAAGCGCCAGCTGTTTGCCAAGCTTGGAAAGCTCTGCAAGCCCGACGCCATTCTGGCCACCAACAGCTCCAATATGGTCAGCTCCAAGTTTGCCGACGTCACGGTGCATCCGGAACGCCTTTTGAATATGCACTACTTCAATCCCGCGCTGGTGATGCAGCTGGTTGAGGTGGTCTGCGGACCCCATACGTCCGAGCAGACGGTGGAGACCGCACGGGCTTTTGCTATCAATACCGGAAAGGCCCCCATTACGATTCACAAGGAGATCGCCGGCTTTGTTGCCAACCGCATCAATGCCGCCGTGACGCACGAAGCTTGCCTGCTTCTGGAAAAGGGGATCGCTTCGGTGGAGGACATCGACACCGCCTGCGAAAAGGGCCTTGGATATCCGATGGGACCCTTTAGACTGATGGATTTGACCGGCATCGATGTGAATTACTACGTTCGCTCCGACCGCTATGCCGAGAGCGGAGACGAATTTGACAAGCCAAGCCCGTTGGTAATTGAAAAGTTCCAAAAGGGTGAATTCGGGCGTAAGAGCGGCAAGGGCTGGTATACATACAATACTGAGAAGAAATAAGGGAGAGCAGGCTCAGCCCGGCGCAGGGCGGAGGGAAAATACTGGACTGCGAGTCCCCGAGCTCCGCTTTTTTTCCATTTTCGTCTCCCTGTCCGATTACTTTTTTTTGAGCACTCCGAGGTTAGGGCCCGGAGTGCTCACTCTTTTTTTTCGGAAGCATAGACTGGACTGAAAGAGACTTTCTTTCACAGCTACTTAAATAGGAGGTATTGCAATGCCTGACAAGATCATGCCCGGACCTGTGGATGATTCCCGTTGCATCCGCGAGGCGGTTTGTATTCACACCAAAAAGATCTATGACTCGTGCAGAGATAAACAATGAGCGGTTTTAAAGATTTGAACTAAAAGAAATCGCGGAGGGTAATATCCAGATGGAAGTCTGCGGGTTTCGTCTTCTTTTCTTTCGTGTAGAGGATTTCAGAAATCACAGAATGCAGCAGTTCTTTTTTGCCGGGGATCGAGGCGCTTTGATAGCGTTCAAGAACGGATTCCAGCTGAGAGAGCTGCTTTTCTTCATTTCTGGACTGTGCCACATGAATCTCGTTTTCCAGAGAAGAAATGGCGGTGTTCAGGTTTTCTTCCTCCTGAGTGAGGACTTGCATACGGTCAGAAAACACGGCGCGGGAATAGGTGCCGTCCTCCAGAAGGGAATACAGGCGGTTGCGGCGCTCTTCTATCCGTGGAAGCTGATCTTTAGCTTTTGCAAGCATTTGTTCCAAATGGGAAGTATCAGGGACAACCTGATTAGACACGCGGATCTCCAGATCCTTGGAAAGGTCCACAAGCTGACGAAGGACCGCTTGCTCCACAAACTCAAATTTGGCGCCAGCACAGCAGCCGGGAGTGGGGCAGAGGAGATAGGGAATGCCGTTGCCCTGTCCCATCATATTCATCAGTCGGCCGCATTTGGAACAGCGGACAAGGCCTGCAAGTGGGCTTGCTACACGATTGCTGCCCACGTAAAAATATTTCTTGTCGCGCTGCTTCTGTACAGCGTCCCACAGCTCCTGAGAGATGATTGGAGGATGCCGGCCATCAATAATTCTCCACTGTTCGCTTTTGTTATAAACGACTTTCTTCTGCCGGCTGGAGCCAACGCCGGTTTTAACGGTGGAGGTTTTGTCCCAGCGAATTTTGCCTATGTACACCGGATTGCCCAGAATCAGGCGGATGGTGTTCCGGTTAAATTTACTGCCGCGCCGGCCATGAGCGCCCAGGGCATTGATCGCCCGCTCGATGATGGTGCAGCCGTTCCCGTCGGCGTACATTTGAAAGATCTGTCGGACTATTTCCGCCTCTTCAGGGATAATTTTTAGAGTGGGAAGTTTGTTGACATAGCAGCGCTCGTATCCATAGGGCGGATTAGAGGTATAGGCACCGTTATCAATCACCTGCATCAGTCCCCGGCGGAGACGCTTTGTAATCAGCCGGTACTCGCCGCGGGAGAGAAAGGTCTCCATCTCGGCAGCCTGTTCATCAAGCTCCTTTGTGAGGTCATAGAGACGCTCCGGCGTAATAATCAGCGTTTCGGAGAATTTGAAGGTGTCCAGAATAAGACCCTGATCGTACATGCCGCCACGGCCCAGACGCTGCATATCGATGCACAGGACAGCCTCATACCGGCCATTGGAGACTGCTTCAAGAAGGGAGAGCATTTTCGGACGGGAGAACAGGCTTTCACCGGAAACCACTTCCTGAAAGATATCCTCCGGCCCAATTTCAAGGCCGACTTTTTCAGCGTAGGCATCCAGAAGAGCGTGGTGCTTACGCAGGGTCTCTTCTGTGTTCATGCCCTGCTCTTCACGGGATTTACGCAGATACATGGCGGTGTGGACATACCGACCCGTGCGCTTATATTCGTCAAGAGTTTCGCGTTTCATGGTGTCACCTCATTGGACATAGGATGCATTTGATTGGATTGGGCCTTTAGACACACTTTCAAAAGATCCTTTGCACTCTGTTCTGAAAGTGCATCCACCATAGCATTGCGCTTTTCGTCATCGCGCTCAAATGTGATTTGCATAGCTTTTTTTGATGTAATCATATGTACCTCTTCAAGAATTGATATACAGCGGCTTAGAGGCCAGAACCAACTGGCCTATCAGTTGTTCTGGATGACTGGACCAGTAGGAAGCATCGCAAACGAGAATGAGCGCTTTTCGGGCGCGGCTCACCGCTGTGTTAATCACCATTTTGCCTTGGGTTGCAGACCGAACAGTATCAGTAAACCATTTGTTATTTGTATCCACCACACTGAGAAACAGCGTATCCCATTCACGGCCCTGAGACGCGTGAACAGTCAATATCCGTCCATCCCTCTTTTCTTTGGGAAGCGTAGCGGAGAGCAAGGAAATCTGTCTGCGATAAGGAGAAAGAATGGCGTAATCTATAAGATGATTGAGTGACAGGAATTGTTTTACGGCATCCGCCTCCGCTTGACTACTTCGAGGTTTTTCACCGGAATATGCAGGTGCGTCCAGACAATAAATAGATGTACCGTCATCGGATTCGCTATGAAAATTGGGAGCATAAACATAAGATGCAAGTAGAGAAGCCAGTGAATTCCCGAAGCGGAAGGTAGCAGTGAGATCATACTTTTGCATTGCGAGGAATGGTGGCGGCGCGGAGCGCAAATAGTCCGCGAGAAGCTGTTGGAGATTGTCCGCTGAAAATACGGTTTCCGCGTAAAGTGCAGACTGCGCCCAGAGAAACACGCCCTCGCAGCCCTCTGACTTGAAATGATGATTATTCATTTCACAGACGGGCGGAAGCTGCATATGATCTCCGATGAAAGTCACGGGAACACCAAGAGAGAAAATGGGCATGGCCTTAATGAGAGACGTATAGCCCGCCTCGTCCATAAAAGCTTGCTCGGGAAAAAATGAACCGAAGCCATCAGGGGAAAAAGTCGCGAGGAAACGGTCAATGGTACAGGCTACCACCTGCGCCGTTTCCAACCGGGTATCCGTGCTGCTTTCATCCAGAGCGGAAAGTTTCTCCACACAAGCGTTGTACTCATCTTGAACGGACTCATCCGTCAAGCCTTGATAAGCGAGATACGGTTCACCTCTAACGCGGAGCTTTTCTTGAAAAAGGGCGTAAATTTCTTCAAATTGTATAAGACATGCCGAAGCATCGGAAAAATTCAGATTATCGACGGCCTTTTGAAAACTTGTCCAGAAAGAGGCTGAGACAGATATCGCATTCTTTCTCTCACGTATTTGATCGTATGCAGACAACCTTTTTTCAAGACTGGAGGTTTCCTCCTGATCCATGCCGGACAGATCTGCTTTAAGTTCCTTTTCTATTTCAATTTTCTCTTTCAGTCTTACTTCTTCGTCCGAGAGCAACACAATGTATTTATCAGCAGAGGATAGATGCAAAAATTTCTTAAAACGAAAAGCTAAGGAATGCGCCATGACTTCCTTCCTAAGAGCGATGGAATTTAAAAGCCTGTTAATTTCATCCTGCGCAAGAACCATTCCGGCCCGGGCGGAAGCAGAATTTCTGCGGATCTCTATAATAGAAGCGTCGCATCGGCGGATTATATCGGCGAAATCAAAAATCTCACGGATGCGTGCTAGAATCTCCAAGGATATGTGTGTAAACTCTGTGGAATAGCGCCGAAAAGCCAAACACTTTTTATAAGAATCTTTCTGCTCATTCAAATCTGCAATCTTACGTTCTATGTCGATGAATTCACAGATACCGGGATACTGAGAGGAAAGCTGCACGGATGGAATTCCGAGGCGGAGAACTTTATTGGCGGAAATTCCCTGCTCGTCTAAAGCGGGAAGCACACCGCGCAGCATTTGATCCAGTGCGTTATTGGTGGGAGCCAGTAGAAGAACCTTGTGATCTGATCCGTCCAGAAGATAAGAGAGAACACAATTTGCTAAAACGCAGCTGGTTTTCCCTGTACCTGGCGCGCCCCAGATGTATGTAAATGGGCGGCTGAGTGCTCCTTGCACGGCGGCGCGCTGCTCATTTGAAAGACTGTTTCCATGTGAGACGAACGTGGGGAGGACGGCTGGAGAATCCTTACACGGAACGACTTGATTCCCAAACTGCTGATACCAGGAACCCACGCGCTTTACCAAAAATTTCAGGTCTGATATGACAAGGATTTGCTTTGGAGAAAGAGAGACGAAGGAGGTAAACAGTGCGTCAAGCGGGCGTACTTTCAGGACGGCGGTTTTTTTTGAGTAATCAACCGGGCGTATTTCAAAGGAAGAATAACGCTTTCCCAAAAAATCAAACATTAGTTCAGACGGATCAAGACCGGCGGGGAGTTTCGAGAAGAGCTGCAAATAAAAGAAAGAACTTTCCTGCCGGATGGATTGAACGGCGATGGTCGCTACACCCTTTCCGTTTTCATCCAGATAATGATAGTAGGCGGCTGCGCTGTTTATAGCGTGCTGGCGAAATTCAGAGGGCGTCAAGAAATCACATCCACTCACGGTTATTCATCTTCTGGGACAGGCGGAAAGTCCACATAGATCATCCGACCGACTCGCCGGACGTTGTGGGGGTAACGGCTTTATACTCGCGGAGAATGTAAAACACATCCTCCTTTTCTTTTGGCGTGGCGCTGCGGAACCGGGAGATCAAGTCCTGCTCCTCTGGGGAGAGGTCAACAACGCCGGGAGTTTGGCGGTTTAGCAGGTAGTCCACAGAAACATGGAAGTAATCGGCAAGTTTCCGCAAGGTGTCGGCCTTGGGTTCTCCACCAGCTTTCCATTTGGACGGACTTCCAGCGCTGATTCTTAGTTCGTCGACCACGTTAGTAATTTTTTTGCCTTGCATAGCACAAAGATTCAATAATGTATCGTAAAACATAGAGCCTCCTTGACAAACTCACTTTAGGAATGTATATAATAAACTATAGGAAATATTGAAGGGGGAAACGAAAGATGGTCGGGATCATTATAGCCATTGGAATCGCAGCCAGCGCGGCGGCGTTTTGGGCAGGGCGGGCGTATCAGAAGAAGCGGATAAGGATTATGTACGACGTGCGCCCGCAGAGACTATACGCAAAGGATCTCAGAGAAGCCGCGAAAGAAGCTTTGGAAGCTCCAAAAGAGAAGTTGAAAGAACCGTTTCCAGCGCAGAGCTGCCCAATTTTTCAAGCAGCTTCTTCCATGCTGAGTCTTTCCGGACAGCCGCAGCATAGTCCAGCCCGGCCGCTGTCACCGATGCAACGACAAAGTGGTGAGGAGAAGGAGTTCTCACGGCAACTGCAAAGGTTTGCGGGATACAGCTATGTGTCAAAGCGGAGGGGGCATCATCGGAAACGATGTGAATCAAGCCCTTTTCATGCAGGTACTGCGCGGCGGTATAGATTTCTTCCGAGCCGTAAGAAGCAAGCTCTGGAGTGTTCAAAAGAAACCTGAGCTTGACTGGATGAGTACGCTTGCCGGAAGCGGACGGCGTCAGTTTCGCAGAAAGATATAGGAGCAACGAACGAGTACACGCCTGATTCAATGACACACGACCACCGGCTTTCCATATTAGACAGCATCGCCAGTTTGGCGGTGCTGTTTTTGTATAATATGCCAAAAACTTCCTAAAGTGAATTTTTTCACTTGAAAAACTCACTTCGGGAATATATTATATCAATATCAGGATAACACATAACACAAGTTTACACGGCGGAAGGACAACCGTCAAGAGGAGGTTTCAAAAAAATGGTAGGTCAGAATTTGAGGGTGCTGCGGGAGCGCAAGGGAATTACGCAGAAGACACTGGCGGAGGCCATCGACGTGAAGGTGGCGTACATCAGCGCCATGGAAAACGGGGTGCGGAGGCCCAGCGTGGAGCAGGTGGCGGTCTTTGCAAAGGTGCTGGGCTGCACCACGGATGAAATTATTCTGGGAACGGGGCTGGCGCTGGAGCTGAAGCAGGAGCGGGAATTTTTTGAAAAGTACCGCGCGGCGACGCCGGAGAAGCGGGAAGCGGCAAGGGCCAGTCTTAGCGGAAGTGAGGTGCGGGGCTGATGGAGCTTTCATCACAGGAGATGGAGCTTTTGCGGCAGTACCGGGGAGCCACACAGGAAGGGCAGCTCCTGGCACGGCAATTTTTAGAAAATACCACGCGGCGGAGCCGGGGGCAGGTCAATACCTCATACCGTGCAGACTGCATGAACGCAACCCAAGGGGTTATGAAGGCGTGAGAGGCCGAAACGACATAGGACAACCCGGATAATCAATAGAATGCAGGGGGGGGTGACGCCAGATGGAGACGACTTACATCACAACGGAATACACGGTGGACTTCGGGCCGAAAAATGGCGTTGCCCGCGTGACGGTGCATGATCCATGCATCACCGAGGAGGCCCGGCAGAAGCGCCGGGAGGCCATCGCGGCCGAGTGTGAGGAACTGATCCGGCGGGGCCTGATGTAACAAGAGATAAGGAAGTGAGCGGCATGATGTATCCCAAAAGCGTGTCCGCACGGAAGAGCGCGGTGAAGAAAACGAAGCGCAGGTCCGAAGTTTCTCATGAGTGCTGGCGATGCGGCAGGAACGGCTGCGCGGATCCGCTGGACAAGCACCACCTTTTCGGCGGCGCCCTTCGAAAAAAGTCGGAGCAATACGGCTTGTGGGTTTATCTGTGCCACGACCGGTGCCACGAGAACGGGCCGGAGGCGGCACACCAGAACGAGGAGACCATGCGAAAGCTCCACGAGTACGGCCAGCGAAAGGCCATGGCGGAGAACGACTGGACAACCGAGGATTTTATCCGGGAGTTCGGAAAAAATTATGTGTGAGGGGGACAAGCCCTATGAAGAAATTTCAGGAGTGCCTGTGGGAAGTCAGGACGGAACGGTGCGCTGAGGAACAAAAGCGGGAAAGACGGAGGCAGAAACAGGACCGGGAGTTTTTAGCAAAGCTCTTTTTGCGGATGCTGTTTCTGCTGCTTCTTGCCGCGGTTCTGGGGGCTGTGCTTTTTCATATGGAGCCAAGCGTCGTAAGAAACTGCGCTAAACTCGGAACCGTTGTATGCGATTCCTCGCAGCGCTCCGTTCTTCCTCCTTCTTCGTCAGAAACCCGCTGCGCTGGGCTTTCCGACGAGGTTTGGACGGAGGACGCGGAGAACGAGAAGATTGAGGTGGCCCTGCTGGCAAAGGCTCACAAGATGGAAGACTGCACGGTCACCTGGTACACGGCGGACACCTGCAACAAGAAGCCGGGAGACCCGGGCTATGGCATTACATATTCAGGGCTTCCCGTGGTGGAGCACCTGACCTGCGCCGTTGACCGGGATGTGATCCCGCTGTATTCGGACGTGTTTGTACGATACGCCGATGGGTCAATGGAACAATTATGGGCCACGGATACCGGCATAAGCGGTAAGGCGATTGACATTTACACGCCCTCCTATAACTATGCTATCCAGTGCGGACGGCAATCACTCACCGTCTGGTGGGTGGAACCGCCGGAGGACACGCGATGAAGGGGCCGCTGAAGGACAAACCGTGCCATGGCTGCACGGAGCGGACACCGACCTGCCACGGAAACTGCAAAGAGTATCTGGAGGCAATCCAGCGGCAGACCGAAAAGCGGAAGGCCGCATATCGGGAGAGCCGGGGAAATGGCGACTACATCGAAACCAAGAAAAGCGCCATTCGGCGGACGCTTCGGAATGTGCGGCACAGGAAAGGGTGAGAGCATGGCACGTGAAAAAGGGCTGTTTTTTTGGATTGTGGCCTGCGAGGGCCATACGGACGCATGGGTGAACGCAGCGGACTGGGAGCAGGCCACGGTGGCTGCCGCTGGGTTTTGGGGTGCCCCATGGCGGGAGGTGGCCGCCAAGTGTGAATGCCGCCAGAAGCGGCCCATCGTGAAGGGCGTATGCCCGCAGTGCGGCAAGTTCTTTTTCGGCGGCGCGAAACGGTGCGACCTGTGCGAGAAAAAAGCCAGGGACGACGAGCGGAATTTGCAGCAGTACCTGAAAAACAGGTACAAACACAAAAAACAGGAAAGAGGCGGTAAGATTGCCGATCAATGAGCGGGGACTGCTCCGCCAGCTGCGGGATAATTTCAAGGGCGCGGGATATCGCGTGGGCCTGGTGATGCGCGGCGGGGTCGAATGGCTGATGCTGAACGGAATGCAGTGGGCGGTGGCCCTGCCGTACAGCGATGCCGGAAAGGAACTGAAAGCGCAGATCGTGAGCCACACCGGGGAGATGCCGGGAAAGCCGGTAAAGGTGCAAAAGGAAACCATACAGCTGGAGATGGTGGGGGAGCTGGAAAAGACCTTCGCCAGCGTGTTCACTGAAAACTCCAGCATGGTCCCCTGCCGGCAGACGTGCCTGTATCTGGGAGAACAGCAGATCTGGCAGGACAGCTCCGGGCGGTGCAGCCTGTTCGAGCCGGAAATGACCGGGCTGATCGTTCCCAGCGAGGAGGAACCGCTGGAGCGGGTGACGGATGGCGTGAGAATGATCCTGACAGATGGGGAGGCAAAGGTCTTTATCCTGTCCCGCGGGGCAAAGGATAACCAGCAGGATTTGCTGGACTACCTGAGCCGCCACGACTGGGCGGACGTGGTGGAGGAAGAAGAGCCAGACGAGGGGCAGGAAGAAATCTGAGGAGGTGCGACAATGACGGATTTAGCGATCAAGAAACTGGAAGCGGAGTTTTCCAAGGGGGCGTATGACAAATATGCCGCCATCATGAAGCAGGGGGTAAAAGACGCACTGATCGGCTTCTGCAAACAGGACGCGGAGTTCGCCCAGGCCATTTATCAGGGCGGCAGCTTTGAGGACTGCATGAAGACGGTGGCGAAGAACTGCGGGACCGGGATCTCCGACCTAGAGGCATACCGGCGGGCGGTGAGATTCTATTTTCCCGGTGCCGATATCAAGTTTCACATGACGGTCAACCTCTGCGCCAGCGTGGAAGAGCCGGAGGAAACGGCGGAGAAGACCGAGCCTATGTTGCTGGATCTGACGGAGTTTCTGTGAGGCGCGGAGATGGGATATGAGCACAAAGGAACGCAGCCGATGAAGATTGCGGTACAGGAGGGCAAAGAAAAGGCATTTGAAGAATTTCCCGGATTGAAGCAGGAAGAGCTGGACACCGTGAATGATTACTACGACCACTACCTTTTCTATGAGAAATCCGGGAATGGACGGAAGTTCTGGAGCAGCTGCTGCCACCAGAAGGAACGATTTTTGAGCATGACCACCGAGCAGGAAATTACACCCGCTGTCCGGGACGCACTTTGGGGCCGTCACGGACTTGTGACCTCATGCCCATTCTGCGGGAAGACCGTGGAACTGAAGGCAAAGGGCACCGCAAAAAATTGTAAAGGTCTGGAGACCTACATACCGGTGATTTTTCTCAGCACGGCGGACAATGGAGAGACGATCTATGCACAGGCCTATTGGACCAACAAGGACTATGACCATAACTGGGCAACGGAGCCGCTGTATATGGCAACTTACGTCTACCGCTTCCGGCGGGGAGAGGCGGTGCAATGGGAACACGGCTCTTACGGAGGTGCCTGGTACAAGCAGGTAAATGGATTTTTCAGGGAACCCTTCCGAAGCGGCATCTATCTCTTTATACACTACGACGATTATCAGGTGATCGGTATGGAGTGCCTGAAAGAAAGCTTTTTAAAGTACATTGACTTTACAGTGTGCAGAAACAGACGAGAGTCTGGATGGTGGAACCTGATGCGCTTTCTGTCCATGGCGGCGCAGTATCCGGAGAATGTGGAGATGCTGCAAAAAGCCGGAATGACGGACGTACTGGACGACTGGACCCGGAGACAGAAGAAAAACGCCGCCAATATCACATGGGGTGAAAAGGACCCGCGAAAGGCGTTCCGGTTGGATGGAGGAGAGCTGAAAGCATTTATGGTCACTCGGAGAAGCATGTCCGTCCTGACGCTCTATAAACGGGCAAAGCAACAGAAGGCAGGACTGACCATGGAGGAGTGTCAAGGAATTATAGACGCGCTAAGCTGGTCCGCGGAGAAAGAGCTTCCCAAACTGGCAAAGGAATACGGCACCACAATCAAGGATCTGGTCCGCTACATCAGACGGCAGTCGGGCGGAGAGCGCACCTTCGGCACGGCGTTCCGGACGTGGAAGGACTACATGACCGCGGCAGAAGCCATGGGAATGCGGATTTATCGGGACGATGTGAGATACCCAAAAGATTTGTGGACCGCGCACGAGGAGACGACGGAGCAAAACCGGAAGCGATTGGAAAAGGAACGCCAGAAGGAAATGCGAAAGCAGCGGGTAGCACAGGCAAAAAAAGAGCGTATTGCCCTGCTGGCCTATGCCGAACGGAAGAAGGAACTGGAAAAACGCTACGGCTACGCGGCGGAGGGCCTGGTGATCCGGGTACCGGAGAATCGTGGGGAAATTGTGGCCGAGGGAAAGGCCTTGCAGCACTGCGTAGGCGGATACGCAGACCGGCACATTGACGGCGCGGTTACCATCCTGTTTCTCCGAAAAGAATCTGCGCCGGATAAACCGCTCCTGACCGTTGAAATGAACGGGGACAAGCTGGTGCAGATCCACGGCTATAAAAACGAGGGCCTGTATACGACGAAAGGCCGCTTTGCCCCGGACCCGCGGGAGGTCTACAAGGACTTCCTGAACCCGTGGCTGGACTGGGTGGCCAAGGGCAGCAGGCGAAACACAAAAGGGGAGCCGGTGCGCTCCAGACAGAAAGTTGAGGTACAGATCGCATGAATGATCTATCGCAGGCAAAGAAACTCGCGGCGGAGCTGGGGCTGGACGAGGCTCCGGAACAGGGGAAGAAACTGAGCCCCATGGAATCGGCGTACCGCATGACACCGAACTACTATGTGGAGCAGATGGAGAAACATAAACGCGAGGCGGCGGAGCCGGACGACGGAAAGATGCTGGCAGAAGATTACGGCATGACCGAACAGACTGAAAACGCCGTAATAACGCACGGGATCGCCGTTATTACAGACGAGATTATTTTTTACAAGAATGTCGGCGGTAACGCCATTATTGAGATCGGTAAGCGGTTGATTGAGGCAAAGGCCCAGCTCTCCCACGGGGAGTGGCTTCCGTGGCTGCGGGAAAAAGTGGATTTCTCTGAGCGGTCTGCAAGCAATTTTATGCGGATTGCGAGAGAGTACCAAAATTCGCAGACGATTGCCGATTTGGGGGCTGCAAAAGCTTTGGCGCTGTTGGCTTTGCCAGAATCCGAGCGTGAGCAGTTTGCAGCTGAAAAGCACGCCGTAAACGGCGAGGAAAAGGCCGTGGCGGACATGACGGGCGAGGAACTGAAAAAGACTATTCGGGAGCGAGACGAGGCTTTGGATCGGGCACAGGAGGCGCAAAACGGACTATCCGACGCGCAGCGGGAGCGGGACGAGGCGGTGAGCCAACTGGAAATAGCGCAGAAGAATTCCCAGAAGGTTTTGAGTGAGGAAACCGCTAAGCTGGACGCCCTGAAGGTGAAATCGGATGGGCTGGAGGAAAAGCTGAAGGCAGCCCGGGCAAAGGAGAAAGAGACAAAGGCCGGGCTGGAAAACGCCAAAACCGAAAAGGCTGAGCTTGAAAAGAAGCTGGAGGAACTGCGGAAAAAGCCGGTGGACGTGGCGGTACAACAGCCCGGCGAGGAAGAGTTGAAAAAGCTCCGGGAGGAAGCGGAGGCCAAAGCGGAAGAAAAGGTCAAGGAGGCCAATGCCCGCGTGACGGAGGCGCAGGCCCGGGCGGACGCTGCGGATCGGGCCGCGGAGGAACTGCGCCGGCAGCTGGCGGCGGCGGACAAGGACACGCAGGCGTTCAAATTCCTCTTTGACGAGTGGCAGCGCAAATACAACGCCATGACGGAAGCCTTACAGGCCGTGGCCGACACGGACCCGGAAAAGGCGGAGAAGCTGAAAACAGCCATTCGGGCAGCGGCGGAACGAATGGGGGCGGCGGAATGAGCAGCGCAGTCAATCACGCGAAGAGAAGCCACAAGAGTGACCGGGTACATAGGAGTGTGGTGGGAGCCAGAAGCAAAAAAGTATGGAGCAGTCCGACGGTAACTAAGAGGATGCCGCTGCTGCAAAAAATGCGGGCATTGCTGGGTTTCAAGGGGAATCGGTAATAAAAACGAGGGCGGCGCGGAGGCGCTGCCCTCCCGGGCTATCGGGAGGCAAAAGCGTGAATCTGAGAATTCCAAAGGACTACATCAAGCATTGCCTGATGATCCGGGACAAGAAAAACAAGCTGGTGCCGCTGAAATTAAAACCTGCGCAGAACCGGCTGTATGAGGCCATCAAGAAAGAACATCAGGCGGGGCGGCCCGTGCGCTTCATAATCTTGAAGGCGCGGCAGCTGGGCTTTTCCACGCTGATAGAGGCCATGATGTATCAGGACTCCGCCACGCGGAAGCTGGTGCGCACGTTCATCGTGGCCCACCGGGACGACTCCACGGCGGGCCTGTTCCGGATGAACAAGTTGTTTTATGATTCCTCGCCGCCGGCGGTGAAGCCTATGCGCAAGGCCAACAACGCACAGGAACTGGTATTTGAGAATCCCACCAAGAACGCAGCGGAGAAGGAGGTAAATCCCGGGCTGATGAGCTCCATCCGCTGCGTGACGGCGGGCGCCGGGGGCATTGGTCGAAGCGAGACGCTGACCAACCTCCACGCGTCGGAGTTCGCATTCTGGCCGGGAGACCCGGAGGAGACGCTGCTGGGGCTGATGCAGGCCATCCCGGACGATCCCAACACCATGGCGGTGATCGAGTCCACGCCCAATGGCTACAACTACTTCAAAACCCTGTGGGACGGCGCGGTAAAGGGGGAGAACGGCTGGGTTCCGTTTTTCTCCCCGTGGTTTGAGGAGCCGGAGTACCGCAAGCCGGTGGAACCGGGGACCACGTGGACCGAAGAGGAAAAGGAACTGGCGGAGACCTACCATCTGGACGAGGAGCAGCTGACGTGGCGGCGGTGGTGCATCAAAACCAACTGCGGCGGCAATGTGGAGCTGTTCCGGCAGGAGTATCCAAGCTGCGCGGAAGAGGCGTTTCTGTTCTCCGGGACGCCGTTCTTTGACAACCAGAAGCTGATTTTACGGCTGGAAAGCGCACCGAAACCTGTAAAACTAGGACGCTTTACATATGCTGAGCCAAAAGAGGAAAACGGAAAGCCAGCGGAATGGAAGTGGCACACCGATAGACGGGGCGGCTATATCCGCCTTTGGGAGCTGCCCAAAGAGGGCGTGCCCTATGTCATGGGCTGCGACACCGCCGGGGACGGCAGCGACCGCTTCATAGCCTGGGTGATTGACAACACCACCGGGGAGCAGGTGGCGGAGCTGCGATTCACCCACAACTCAATTCTGTTTACCCGGCAAATCTGGTGTCTGGGACACTACTACAACGCGGCGCTGATCGCCGTGGAGACCAACTACAACAGCTATGTGTCCATGACGCTGGAGCTGTGGAAGTACCCGAAGCTCTATATCCGGGAGCGGAGCGTGGACAACTACACCCACAAGCTGGCGAAGAAATACGGCTTTGCCACCACGTCGCAGACAAGGCCGGTGATTCTGGACAACTTGCAGACCATCTTAGACGAGCACCCGGAATGGGTGAAAAGTGCAGACGCTTTACGGGAAATGACGCATTTTGTCTATAACGAGAAGCGCCGCCCGGAGGCGGAGGCAGGGGAACACGACGACTATGTGATGGCACAGGCGATCACCTACTTCTGTCGGGATCAGCAGAGCCGAGTGGTCAAGCTGCTGCCGGCGGAAAAGGCCGAGTGGACAGAAGATATGTATGAGGATTACCAAAACGCGGACGCGGAGGGAAAGAAATACCTGCAGAAAAAATGGGGAAACCCGTTTTAGCGCCGCCTGTGGCGGATGAAGCAAAACGGGTTTCGAGGATGCGGCGCGATTGGCGGACCCGGAGGGGCCGGGAATCGCAATGCCGCGACGGTGGGCAAGAACCCGTTCTGACTTGTGCGTATGGGAGGTTGTAGGAGAAGGCAAAAGAAAAGGGCGGAAAATTTCCGCCCTATCTTAATCAGCTATTTAATAGTGCTTTTGAGATTAGCTTTTTTATACGGATTCCCACAGGTAACATCCCGGCCAACGGGAGTATCGATGTCGCGAAGGGAGCGTACAAGGTCAGAACCGAGTATGCCACGCGATATGTGCTCATGACGATTTTGCATGGAACTCTGAATTTTCAAACCTTTATTTTTTGATTTGAACTTAAATGGAGCCACTTTAACAGGGCCGGAACCTGTAGAAATATTTGTTTTAGTTGACATTTAAATCACCTCATCTAATAGGCTGACAAAATCCTTGCCAATATAGTTGAAAACGAAATAAAAATAAAGGTTTTGAACACTCCATTATATGCCGAATTAAGACGCCTGCTTTTCTCAATGATATATTCCCCGTTTACCTTGATGATGTGTTGGTAATGGTCAATAAGTCGGATTTGGAGGGAAGATGGATAGGGGGCAGCCAGAGTTGAGTCTTTGTTAAAACTTTCAATATTAACACCTTTAAACGGTTGCAAAATAAGGCCCTGCATAATGTCATATATGCTGAGACCAGAGAAAAGCAGCGCTATACCCCAGAAAAGACAAGCAAACATGAAAAGCGCTGAGCTATTAGGGTGGAAAGACCTGTATAACATATAAGGTCTCAACTTTTCGAATGGAAATAGAGGCAAATAAACAGTGATGATTGCAATCATTACCGTAAGAATGCCGATCGATTTGCTATCTATTTTATCAGACAGCTCATATTGCTTTGAATACTCATCCATAACCGTGTGGAGTAAAACAGGCGGACAAGCCAAAGTGCGTGTTTTGGTTTTAGAGAAAGGCGTACATACGTGTGAAGGTATATATATGTATTCTTTCACAAGATCAGTCCTCTCCCTATCCCTATTCTATAAAAGTCAAATATGTGTATAACAAGCAGAACATTAAATGAAATTGAAAAATAGATGTTGAGATTCCCATCAAATCTGGATTGGCTCTAAACATCCAATATATATATGAAAAATTTATAAAAAATACGCGCGTTCTTTGCGGGACTTTTAAGGGGCTAAGTCTAGGGCGAAGGGTGAGAAACGAAAAAAGCAGGGGCTGAACATCTGTTCGGCAACCTGCGGGTTGGGGAAAAAGGGAAAGGTTCGTCGCGCGGAGGTGCGCGTGACTATGATTTTATTTTTACACAAGAAAGGCGGATTCGGATATGCGGGGAAAATGGATGGCCAGAATCTGGAGGGCGAGAAACACAGGCGAGGTGTCTAAGTTTTTCATGTCGGCGGAACGGCCGGAAAAGAAAGAGACCGGGCGGGGCAGTTCCCGAAAGAAAAAAGACGCCAACGGGTCACAGGCCATCCGGCGGCTGGCCCGCCTGCTGAATGCCAACTTCTGCCCGGGCGACTGCCTGCTGACACTCCACTTCGACGCCGCGGGGCTTGAAAGAATCGCGAACAACCACGGCAGCGCCACGCACCAGATGATGCTGATGATGGGGAGAATGCGGTATGCCTACCGAAAGAGAGGCGTCACATTCCGGTACATCGGCATGACCAGCGAAAAGGACGACGAGACGCTGGAGCCCACCCGCCTACACTGTCACTGCGTGGTATCGGGGAATCTGATCTCAAAGCCGGAGGGTTGCGGGGAGTATCTTTTGAGCGGGAGACCGCTGAGCGAGGTGTGGGGCTACGGCACCGTGGACGTGCAGCTTCTGCGCCACCAGGACGACTACACCGCTCTGGCGGTCTACCTGTGCCGGCAGGCGCGGTGTTTGCCGGATGAAAAGCGGTGGCACCCCAGCCGGAACCTGCTGAAACCGGACTGCGTGGATGTGGAGCTGACGACGGCGGCCATTCAGGACTACAACCGCCACAAGCGGAAGGGAATGCCCACGCTGAAGCTGGGCGCGGATGGGAGGCTCCTGATCCCCACCCGCTGCACCTGCCTGGATGATGGGGAATACATACCGGCCATCGGGACGCACTACGTCCGCTTCCTGATGCCGGAGGCTCGGAGGCTGGCGCCAACCGTACCGGAGTATGAGCGCCGCGGCGGAAGGAGGCGGCGGGCATGAGCTTCAAGAAGCTGAGGGGCGTCCATCTTCCGGAGCCGAAACAGGGGATGATCTATTACACCTGCCTGAACCTTCAGGAGCAGCCGCTGTGGGTGAAGAACAAATTTGAACGCCTGTGCATTCAAGCGGCAGGCGTATATCACTGCGCCCTGCGGGAACTGCTGACCACCCAGAACAGCGTGACGGGCATTGCCATGAAATACCACGTCAGCGAAAGTATGCTTTATGATGCGCGGACACGGTTCTACGAAAGCTGGTAGGGGAGCTATAAACCACGTGTTCATAATTTGTTCATAGCGCCGTTGAAATGCGAAAACCCGGAATTGACTGTGAGGCAGTCGGTTCCGGGTTTTCATTTTCGTGATAACTGAGCACCTCTTTGTGTTACCATGAAATCAACAAGAAACTTGTGATATGCGTCCGGGGGAGGAATCGGACATGGCAAAAAAGCAATGGACGCCGGAGGAGCTGTGGGCGCTACCCATGGAACGGCTGGAAAAGCTGCTGACGGTGAAGCAGGTTCTGTTTGTGTTTGAGTATCTGCGGGACTTCAACGGGACGCAGGCGGCCATCCGCGCCGGGTATGAGGAAAAGAGCGCGGCCAGCCAGGCGTGGAAGCTGCTGCGAAAGCCCGAGATCAAGGAATACCGGGATCGAAAGGTCAAGGAGATTTTTGAGTCCAAGGGAATCACGCCGGAGTTTATCCAGCTCTCTTGCTTCGAGATTTATTGCCGGTGCATGAACAAAGAGCCGGTGATGGCGTGGGACACGGACGCTCACGCCTGGGCACCCAGTGGGGAGTGGCAATTTGACGCGAAGGGCGCTCTGAAGGCGCTGGACCAGATGGCCACCATCCTGGGCATGAAGAGGCCGGACACCGGCGACAAAAAGACGGGGGAGACCGTGGAGCAGTATTTAGAACGAACGGGCGGAAACAACCGAGAGTTTTGACGGGGGGAATCATGAAAAAGCAGGAAGACGAGCAGCTTCTGCAACGCTGGCAAGACAGATACCGCAAAGACAAGGACGAGTACCAGAAGAACCTGGAACGGATGGACCGCCGGGAGGAACTGTATCGGGGCACGAGGACGATCAAGACCACCAGCGGTACCACGGCAAAGGACGGAGCCACCCATGTGCGGAACATTGTGCAGGAGATCATCGAGACGCAGGTGGACAGCAATATCCCGCAGCCCAAAGTGACCGCCGTGCGGGCACAGGACGAGCCTCTTGCCAAGATCATCGAAGATATGCTTCGGAACGAGCTGGACCGCCTGCCCATGGAGCAGCTGATGGACCTTTCCGAGCGAACCTGCCCCATTCAGGGCGGGGACGGCTTTCTGGCAGAGTGGGACGTGACCGAGGGGACCCACACCAGCATAGGAGAGATTCGCCTGACGGAGCTGCACCCGAAGAAGATCATCCCCCAGCACGGCGTTTACCGCGTGGAGGACATGGAGTGGTACTTCATCGACGCGGAGAAGACCAAGGGCTATGTGAAGCGGCGCTACAGCGTGGACCTTGCCGAAGAGGCGGAGGAGGAGCCGGAGCTGCGGACCGTGGGCAGTGACGGCGCGGCGGAGGGAATGGTCACCGTCCATCTGGCGACCTATCGCAACAAGAGCGGCGGCGTGGGCCGGTTTGTTTGGGTGAACGACACGGTTTTGGAGCATCTGGAGGACTGTCAGGCGCGGCGGCTGAAGATCTGCAAGAAGTGCGGAACCGTGGGCGACGGCGTAAAGTGCCGGGAATGCGGCTCTACCCGCTTTGAAGAACGGGTGGAGGAGTACGAGACCCTGACAGATGACATCATGAAGACCAACGGGGAGATTATCCCGGCGGAGTCCCCGGTATTGGACGAGTTTGGACAGCCGGTGATGGACGCGGCGGAGACCATGGAACCAATGGACGTGACCGGCGGTGTTTTAAGCCAGCTGCCCGGCGGTGTAAATTCTGTGGGACTGATGACGGGGACGGTGCAAACGGCCCCGACGCGGATCCCCTACTACAAGCCGAACCGATTCCCGCTCATCGTGCGGAAAAACGTGAGCCTGTATGGAGAGTTTTTGGGCGCCAGCGACGTGGACACCATCGAAGACCAGCAAAACGCCATGAACAAGCTCTCCACCAAGATCAACAAGAAGGTGCTGGGCGGAGGAAGCGTGCTGACGATGCCGGCGGACCTGAAGCTGGAAGTGGGAGATCAGGACCTGACGATTGCGCGGATAACCGATGCAAGGCAGATCGAACAGATTCAGGTCCGGAATTTGCAGGTGGACATTTCAGCAGACCTGACGTTCCGGAATGCGGTGTATGAAGAGGCCCGGCAGATCATCGGAATTACGGATTCCATGCAGGGCCGGAAAGACCCCACGGCCACGTCGGCGGTGGCGAAACAGTTTTCCGCACAGCAGGCCGCAGGCCGGATGGAGAGCAAGAAGGCCATGAAGCGGGTGCTGTTTCAGGACCTGTTCCAGATGATGTTTCAGTTAAAGCTGGCCTACGCCGACGAGCCGAGGCCGGTGGTGAGCTACAACGACCGGGGCGAAGTGGAGTACAAGGAATTCAACCGGTGGGACTTTCTGGAGTTTGACGACGCGGGACAACCATATTGGAACGATCAGTTCCTATTCTCCTGCGATTCGTCCGCGCCGCTGGCCAGCGACCGGGAGAAGCTGTGGCAGGAAAACCGCATGAATTTACAGCAGGGGGCCTATGGCCCGCAAACAGACCTGCGGAGCCTGATTTTGTTCTGGGAGGTCATGGAAAAGGAGCACTATCCCATGGCGGCCACGGTAAAGAAGAATTTACAGGAGCAGCTGGAGACGCAGATGCAGACGGCAAATGTGCCGCAGGCCACGCCGAACGTGGCGGGGATGCTGAATGCGGCGAATGGAGGTGAGGCGGTATGAAATGCCCAAAGTGCGGAATGGACGCCATCATCAGCGCGAGTCACAATCTGGTGACGGGCGACGACAGCCCGGATACGACGACCCGGCTTTACCGGGTGCTGACCTTCCGCTGCCGAAACCCGCAGTGCGAGGGCTGCGGAAAAGAAGTGGGACAGCAGAGGCTGGAACAGCAGCTCGAATAAGAATTGCAGATCGCTTTGGTCAGCGGAAAAAGCCAAGTACAGGCGGAAGGAGGAGTGGACCATGGAGAACAAGGGCTATGCAGGCAGGATCAAGAATCAGGGCAGCCAGTTTGTGCAGGCACCGAACGGCGGATCGCCCAGCAAGAAGGGTACCGTGAAGCAGACCGGAAACGACCTGCGCAACGGTACCAGAAGCGGAAAGTAAATTCCGACTTCACAATAAAACCGCAGGAAAAGCGAAAAAATCCATGAAAGCGAGGAAAAGGCAATGGCGTTTGAAATGAATCCTGATTATCAGGAGGTTTTTGGAGATTACGGCGGGGGAGAGGACACGGATCCCCCCGCGGCGGATGATGGAACACCGGGCGGTGAGCAGGAACCCGGAGCAGAAGGCAACGAACACGAGGAACAGCCCGGAGAGGGTGAGCCGAAAGAGGGTGGAGAACCCGCAGGTAAGCCATCCACAGAAGAACCGGGGGTACCTGCTGAGCCTCCTGCCAAGCCGCCGGAGCAGAGCCCCGAGGAACGGCACCAGCAGGCGGCGCAGCGGCGTCAGCGGGAGCAGGACGCATATGACCGGGCCAATCAGGCGCGGGTGGACAAAATCTATGCGGACATGTTCCAGGGCCAGACCGATCCCTTCACCGGAAAGCCCATCACCACGGAGGCGGAGTACCGGGCCTATCAGACCAACAAGCAGCGTCAGGACCAGGAGAAGGCGATGCAGGAGGCCGGGATCAAGCCGGATGTAATCGCGGGCATCATCGACCAGAGAGTAGCCCAGCACCCCGCCGTTGTGGCGGCGCAGCAGGCGGCGGAAGCGGCAAGGGCACAGCAGGCCATGGCAGCAGAGCAGCAGGCACAGAGTGCCGTCGCAGCGGAGATGCAGAAGATCACCGCCATTGACCCGACAGTCAAGTCGCTGGACGACATTTCAAAGATGCCCACGGCGGGGGATTTCAACCGGTACGTACAGATGGGAAACACGCTGGAAGATGCGTTTTACCTGGCAAACCGGAAAGACATTGAGCAAAAACGGCTGGCGGCCGCGAAACAGACCGCCATTAATCAGACGCGCAGCAAGCAGGGACTTTTCAGCGGCGCCGGCGAAGGCGCGGCGGGGGACGGAGTTCCGGCGGAACAGGTGGAAGCCTACCGCCAGATCATGCCGGATGCAACGGACGAGGAAATTGCAAAGGCATGGAAGTCCTTTCAGAAGTCCTGCGTGTAAGCGCAGAAAGGAAAGGGAGCTATGTTCAGCATTTACAAAATGAGCGTGGGGACAACGGCCCCATTCAAGTATCTGCCGGGGACGGCAGGAGAGACCATCGAGGCGGGGGAGGCGCTGGCGCTTGCCAGCGGAAAGCTGACCAAGTGCGGAGCCACCGTAAAGCCCGCCTATATTGCGCTGGGACCGAAGGATGACAAAGAAGTCGTTCCCTGCGCGGAGGTGCAGCCGTATATGGAGTTTTTGACCACGCTGAGCGCGGATGGAGCGGCCTTGAACGTGGGTGACAAGGTGACGCTGGGTACCGACGGGATGCAGGTCACGGCCACCACCACAGAAGGCGTGGCCACCATCAAGAGTATCACCGAAACCGCCGCCGGCGGCGAAGTGGTCGTCAGCTTTTAACAGAGAGGAGTTTGTAATATGGCTTATGTAACAGTATCCGTTGTGGGTGCGCAGAACGACGCCCGCTTCGGGAAGTGCCAGTTCCCTATCAAGAGTTACATCGAGAAACGGGGAGAGGGCTTTGAGCAGCAGAGCGTTCTGAAAAAGCTGTTCCGCATGGACAGCTCCAACGCCTTCGGCGCAAGCTATCGCGGCGTGACCGCAATGGACAACTTCAAACCCGTTGGCGAGGGTGGCAGCTATCCCAACACCGGCATGGAAGAGGGATTTCCCAAGAATTTTGTCCACATGACATGGAAAAACCAGTTTGTGGCCACCATGGAGGCCGTGGACGACAACAAGATCGGAGACATCAAGCGGGCCGCCAGCCAGTTCATGACCAGCTACAACCGCACCCGCGAGGAATTTGCCCGGGCACTGTATGTGGGAGGCCTCAGCGGAACCAGCGTGAAGTATGAGGACCAGATTTTTGACTGCGCTGCGGCGGACGGACTGGCTCTGTTCGCCAAGGCACATCCCAACAAGGTCAACAAGAAGACGCAGACGAACCTGTACGCCGATGAGTTCTCCATTGCAGCGCTGGGCAAGGCAGAAACCGCCATGCAGAATTTGACCGGGGATAATGGGGAACTGCTGAGCGTGACCCCGGACACTATCTGGATTCCCAACGATGCAACGCTGAAGAACACGGTATTTGCGGCTATCGGAGCGGATAAGGACCCCAGCACCGCCAACAATGCCTTCAACTATCAGTATGGCCGGTGGAACGTGATCGTGGATCCGTATCTGACCCGGATGCTGACCAAGCTGAACGTAAGTGCAATGCCGTGGTTTTTGCTTGACAGCAAGTTCCTGGACGATCAGGACGGAGCGGTATTCATTGACCGGCAAAAGTTGACGGTGAAGAGCTTCATCGACAACAACAACGACAACAATGTCTGGAGCGGTCGAGCTCGCTTCACCGGCGGCTTCGTGGACTGGCGGTTTGCACTGGCCGGCGGCGTCACCGGCGGATCGAGCCTGTAAGCACAACAAAAGCCCGGGGGACACTCTCCCGGGCTTTTTGAAAAAGGAGGGGCCTGCGTGACCTGGGATGAGATCAAACTGAAGACGTTGCAGCTGATGTTTTCCAACGAGACAGCGGAGCTGACGGAGGACGACAGCAACAAGGAGTATGTCAACGCTATGCCGGGGGTATGCAACGACGCGCTGGACATGGTGACGGCGCTGATTCCCATTCGGGGCAAGTTTTCCATCGTGATTTCCATTGACGCGGCGGAGGCGGTGGAGGAAGACGGAAAGCTGACGCTGCCAGTCAATACGGAGGCTGCCTATCAGGTGGAGCTGAAGGACTACTGCGCGGACTTTCGGGCGCTGGACGCTGACGAAATCTATCAGGACATCGACGGTACCCATCAGCACATGACGGCGTACAGCGTGGAAAATGAAAGCATTTTTGTACTGAGTGGAGCCGCGGCGGAGACCGTGACCATTTATTATCTCTGCTATCCGACCATGCTCACATCGGCCACGGAGGGGACAGCGGAGCTGAATGTACCCCGGGAGCTTGCGGAGCTCCTGCCACTGTACATGGCGTCGGAGCTTTACAAGGACGACGACCTCTCTATGGCGGTACAGTACCGGAACGAATTTGAAGACGCGCTGCAAAAGCTCCGGAACAGCTACCGAAAGAGACCGACGGGAAGCGGAAGCTATCAGAATACCACCGGCTGGTGGTGAGAAGAAGGGACACGGAATGAGCACCTTTTCAATCCCGGCGGGGGACAGCAAATATACAAAAGTCAGCGAGTATTTTCGGGGCGTGGATCTGAATAACAGCCCCAGCAATGTGGATTTTTCACGGTCACCAAACGCGCCGAACATGATCCGGGATCAGGTGGGCAAGGTGCGAAAGCGCATGGGCTACACCACCGTGGCGACTGCGACCAACGGCGGAAAAATCAACGGCGTACATGAACTTGACGGAAAGCGGCTGGTACACGCCGGGACGGCGCTGTATCTGTGGGCGCCGGGGACGGAGACGGAATGGACGGAGTTGTCCGCCGACATGGCGGATGCCATTTCCGACGCGTTCCAGTTCGACGGGAAGCTGTACATTCTTGATGGAGCGCATTTCCGGGTTTACGACGGAACCGACGTGACGCTGGTGAGCGCAAAGCCCTACGTGCCGACCATCATCATCAGCCGGGCTCCGAGCGGCGGTGGTACGGCTTACGAGGCCCTGAACATGATCGGCAACAAATGGACGGAGGCGTTTTTGGGGACGGCCACGGATACGGTGTATCAGCTGACCACCACGGATTTGGACAATACCCCCGTGACAGCGGAGGTTTTGAACAGCAGCGGGGACTGGGTGGAAAAGACGGAAGGAACCCACTTCACCGTCAACCGCGGGGCGGGAACCGTTACATTTACCTCAGCGCCGGGGGAATCGCCGGTAAAGGGGCAGGACAACGTGAAGATCACGGCGTCCAAAGACCGGGAGACGCTGAGCAATATCGAAAAATGCACGATTCACACCGTTTATGGCGTGGGAGGCTCGGCGGACAGAGTATTCCTGTCTGGAAATTCGGATAAGCCGGGGTTTGACTGGTATTCGGGCTATGAAGACCCCTCGTTCTGGCCGGACACCGGATACACCAAGGTATCCCGGGACGGTCGGAAGGTGGTGGGATACGCCATCTTAGGAAGCACACTTGCCACCTGCATGGACGGAGACGATGGAGAGCGAAACGTGGTGGTGCGGCAGGGCAGCCTTGACGACAAGGGAGAAGCGCTTTTCAAGATCACCAATACTCTGATCGGGGAATGCGCGGCGGCCCCACACAGCTTCGCCTATATGGGCAAAGAACCGGTGTTTTTGACGAAGGCTGGGGTCTATGCCATCACAGCGGAGGAACTGACCGGGGACAAGTACGCGCAGGAGCGCAGCTTCTTCATTCGGAACGCGCTGCGGGATGCCACAGGGATTGCAGATGCGTTCGGGGTGGTATACCGGGACTTCTACGTGCTGAGCGTGGGCGGGGACATCTACCTGCTGGACGGCCAGCAGAAGACCTATGAAAAGAACAACCCCTATTCCGCCTATCAGTATGAGGCCTATTTCTGGCCGGCGCTGAATGCCCGGTGCCTCTGGGTGGAGGGAGACGCGCTGTGCTTTGGCAAAGTTGATGGAACTATCTGCCGATTTGCTGTAAATGTGGATGACCCCGCAAGCTACAACGACGATGGGGAGGCTATTGAGGCATACTGGGAGACCAGCGACTTTAGCGGCAAGGTGATGTTCAAGAACAAGACTGTTACCGCGATTTCGGTGCTGCTGGCCGCGGCGGTTCTCACAGGCGTGAAGGTGGATGCCCTGAAAAAGGGCATGTGGAGTCAGGTCTATGAATCCGGGGAAAAAGCCCGGTATTTTGACTGGGGCTACATCGACTTTGCAAAGTTCGTATTCAGCACCGACCGGACGCCGCACACGCTGGTAGGAAAGGTCAAAATTAAAAAGGTGGACAAGGTGCGGTTTCGATTGAAGAACAGCGAGAAGAACGAGCCGTTCGGGATCTATTCCTTCGGAATCGAATGGAAAGAACCGGGCAGCAATTACAAGCATTAAAGGGGTGAGGACGTGGTACTGGAACATATCACGCAAGCTCAGATAGCCGCGGCGGGAGTCGCTTCGGCGCCGGACATCGTGACGGGAACGCCGTCCGAGGTAAAAGCAATCTTCGACAATCTGGTGCGCGCGGTGGTTGCAACCGCAGTCAATCTTGTAGTCGATGAGGTCAACGGCCACGAAGCGGATGCTGAAAACCCCCATGCCGTGACAAAGGAGCAGGTGGGGCTGGGGGCCGCGGACAATACAGCGGACGCGGACAAGCCGGTTTCCGGGCCGCAGCAGGCGGCGCTAGACCTGAAAGCTACAAAGGAAGAATTACAAGGTGTGGTGCTGGGGCAGCTCCCGGATGGGGCGGTCACAGTTGCAAAACTGGCGGCGGAAGTGATTGCCTCCATCAACGGAAAGGCGGCGGCAGTTCATGCGGCCAATCACGCGACCGGCGGCAGTGACCCGGTGACCCCGGCGCAGATCGGAGCGGCGACAAGTGAGCTGCTTTATTGCACCGTGCTGGTGAGCTGGACGGCGGTCACGGGTGGATTCTACACGCAGACGGTTAGCGTACCGGGGATCCTGGAATCGGACGAGGATGTGAAGGCAGATATTTACCCCGGCAGTGACAACGCTGCCAACAAGCTTTACGCCAGTGCGTTGAGTAAGGTGCAGACGATGGAAACCCTTGCAGATGCAATCAAGTTTGTATGTACGGCAGCGCCCACCGTGGCGTTTCCGCTAAAGCTGGAGGTAACGAGGTAATGGGCAAGGTGATGATTCTCAGACGAGGGCTGGATACCAGCGACGCGACCGCGACGGCGGCGGATATTTTGACAGGGAAAACGGCCTACGTCAACGGTGAAAAGTTATTAGGAACGAGTACCGCTAAAGTTATGACACCTATAAGCGTAACGGCAAGTCAAACCTCTCTACAAACTTTCCCTGAATTAATAGATTCTGACAATTTTCTTTTGGCTTATGTTGTTAGTTCAAGTGATGGGTTAACGAATTACGGCGGAGTTAATAGTTCACTATTTATCTTATATCAAAATGGAAGTTATACAGTAACGGTAATTTCCAACCTAGACCAACTAAATATAGCCGAATTTAAAAGGCGAAAAGGTGCAACCGCTGGCTTTTTTAACAAAACAAGTGGGACTATTGACTTATCCATCTCTAGCGGTGCTAAATTTACGCAGGGACTTTATGAGGGATTCAAATGGTAAAATATAGATCTATCAGTGATGAAGAATTTTCCCGCATGGGAATTATACCTATGAGGAGTTGATACCTATGTACATCACAACCAAAACCACCAAGCACTATACCGTTACCTCGACGACGCTGGGCATCGTCGAGGTGCGCTACACATTGGAGGAGGCCCCGGTGGAACTGGGGTTATCGGTCAGTCTATACGCCGACGACGGCGTGTGCATCAGGACGGATACGGTGGCACACTGGACACATCCGCGCATCGAGGGCAACACCGTTGTTTTGAGCAATGCGGCTCCGGCGGAGCCGGTGACGCCAGAACCAGTGGAGCCGGTAGAGCCTTTGCTTTCAGATGTACAAGCATGGAAACTGACGGAGATCAACGCCGCCTGCGACGCTGCTATTACCGCAGGGTGCGACATGAAGCTCTCCGACGGCACGTCGGGGCATATCAGTCTGACCATCCCGGATCAGATCAACCTCTCCACGGCGCAGGAGGCCATCAAAACGGACGGCACCGGCTACGCCTATCATCTGGACGGGGCGCTGTGCGAAATCTACACGGCGGCGGACATTGCCATCATGGCAAAGGCGGCCACGGCGCACGTCCTGTACCACCAGACCTATTGCAACCATGTCCGGGCGTGGGTCAAGCGCTGCGAGACGGCGGCGGAGGTGGAGGCCATTGCCTACGGCGCGGCGCTGCCGGACGATCTCAAGGCGCACATGGAAACAATTATTGCGGCGGCAGGAGGTAAAAATGCGTAATTTTCGTCTTACTCAACCGAAAGCCCAGCGCAGCGGGTTTCGGTTGAAAGAGGAGGCGCAGCGGAGTGAGCGAGCCATGGCCGCAGGCCGGGGCGAGGGATGCGCAGCTTGCGGCGACGAGCGTAAGGCCGGGGACGTAATTCTTTCTGGGCTGCTGGGGTGTTTCGTCGGGAGTACATATTTTCTCATTGAGGTTGCCTATAAGACCGCGCAGGGCCACCCGGAGGGCATCAACTGGACGATGCTGGTGCTGGCGCTGCTGCTGGGCATCCTCATGGAGCGGATGGGCGCGGAGCTGCCGTGGCGGTGTCCGATTTGGACACAAGCCCTTTTGTGCGGCGCGGCCATTACGGCGGCGGAGTTCGTGGCCGGGTGCGTCCTCAATCTCTGGCTGGGCTGGGGTGTGTGGGACTACTCCGACCTTCCCGGCAATGTGCTGGGGCAGGTTTGCCCGCAGTTTGCGGCCCTGTGGTGCCTGGTCAGCGGGCCGGTGATCGTGCTGCTGGACTGGATGCGGTACGCCGTCCGGGGCGGCGAGAGGCCGCATTACAGGTGGAAATAAAATAGCCCGCTGGTAACGGGTACACAAGAAAGGAAAACGATTATGAACAGCAATGCTTTGACCAATGTGAAAGCGGGAATTACAGCGATTCTGGCGGCGTTGACGGCGTTCTGGGGGTGGTTCGGCTGGCTGGTTCTGGTTTGGGTGGGCATGATGCTGCTGGACTGGCTGATCGGCAGCGCTGCGGCGGCGAAACAGGGGAAATGGAGCAGCGAAAAGCTGAGGGCCGGTGCGTGGCACAAGGGCGGCGAAGTGGTGATCGTGATCGTTGCGCTGGTGGCGGACTGGCTGATTGGCCTGATCGTGGCCAACTTTCCCGGTATCACGCTTCCGTTTCAGTACACGGTGCTGCTGGCCCCCTTGGTAATTGTTTGGTACATCATCGGGGAGCTGGGCAGTCTTGCGGAACACGCCGTGACGTTCGGTGCGCCGGTGCCTGAGTGGCTGGTATCCGCGCTGGAAGCCGGGAAAAAGGCGGTGGACAGCGCAGGGGACAAGCTGACCGGATCGGAGGAAGGGGACGGCCAAGGTGACAAATGATGAAAAGCGGGCAAACGTCCTTCAATGGGCGGAGTCTCAGCTGGGCGTGATCGAGTGGCCCGCCGGCTCCAACAAGGTCAAGTATAACGACTGGTACTACGGCAAGACCGGCTGCAACTACGCTTGGTGTATGACATGGGTGCAGTGGGTATTTGCCCGAGCCAATCTGCCTTTGCCGGTGAAGACGGCCAGTTGTACCACCCTTGCAACTTACGCAAAGCAGCATGGCCAGTGGGTGACGAGCGGCTTTAAACCGGGCGACATCCTGTTCATGCATTGGGGAAAGGACAAGAACGTGACCGAACACGTCGGCATCGTGAAAGCGGTCAAGAGCGGTTGTGTTGTGACCTATGAGGGCAACACGTCTCTTGCGTCTCAGGCCAACGGTGGGTGGGTCATGGAGCGCAACCGGGCATATGCCAACATCACCGGGGCATATCGGCCCTGGTACAACGTGTGAGCCAAAACACAGGGCGGGGCGCAGCCCTGCCCTTATTTTAAAAGAGAGGTGGATACCATGGCAAGAGGACCTGATATGTCCCGCGATACATCAAAAGCGGGGCAGACCGTTCAGCAGGGCAATTACTCGGTTTCTTATGACGCTGACGGCTATGCAAAGAGCGGCACAAAAACGTCTGACGGCGGATATGTTGTGGACGGCGTGACTTATGGCGGAAACGCTGCATCAGGAGTCCTTAGCACAAGCGGTGTACAGGGAAATAGCCTTACAGGTAAAAATGGCCTTTCGGGGCAATATCCCACGTATTCCAACATGACGTTTCAGGACTACCTGAACCAGTCCGGATACAGCGCGTATCAAACCCAGATGCAGAACTACATCAAAGCGGCAGTGGACAAGGCGGTGAACGGCTACCAGACCCAGATTGACACCGCCAATCAGGACAGCGATAAGCTGGCGCAGCAGGCCTATGTTGCCAAGATGCTGGGGGAAAAGAATCTGGATCAGAAGCTGAGCGCGGCGGGGTATGCCGGAGGCATGGCGGACAGTCAGCGCATTCAGTCGGAGAGCAACTATCAAAACAACCTGAACGACATCGAAACCCAGCGGGCCGCCACGGTGAAACAGCTTCAACAGGCCATTTCCGACGCGCAGCTTAGCGGCGACATGCAGACGGCCCAGGCGTTATCCCAGCAGCTATCCTCCCTTCAAAGCCAGTGGTCCAGCTATGTATCCCAGAACCAGCAGCTGAACAACCAGAATTACTGGAATCAGGCAAATCTGGCCAACAGTAATTACTGGAATCAGCAGAATATGGACCTGAGTCAGCAGCAGCTTTCCAGCAACAATTACTGGAACCAGCAGAATCTTGACACGCAGAATCAGGCAACTGCAAGGACACACGCCATGGAGCTGCTGAGCGCGGGTATTATGCCGGACAGCGATACGCTGGGCGCGGCGGGGCTAACCCAGACTGTGGCGGCGGCCATTCGTAGCGTGTACCTGAACGCGCAGGGAGTTACGACGGGGACAACAACAAAAACGGGGACGGTCCTTTCTTCTTCCAGCGGGAGAACGGTGTCAGGATATAACAACGGATCCCTGACGACCGCGCAGGTGCAGCAGCTGCAAAGCAAGCTGGGGGTCGCAGCGGACGGCAAGTGGGGCAGCGCCTCCAGCAAAGCAGCCGGTGGGCTGACGGCGGAGCAGGCGTGGGCAAAGTACGGCGGGACTGCGGGAGGAATGGAAACGGCAAACTTCAACGGTTTGAAGCGCACCATTTTAGTGTACACGCAAGCTGGTAAGAAAGACAGCGCGGCATCTTTCATCGCGGCCAATTGGGACAGCCTGAATTCTGCGCAGCAAAGTGATCTTAGAAAATACTGCGCTGAAATCGGCATCTCAATTTAACAGGAGGGACAAATGGCAAAACTGAATATTAAATTTAATAACGGAGACTCCTATTCGTTTGATACGAAAACGGCAAAAGAAAAGACTGCTTCTGTCCAAAAAGAGATGCAAAAGAGCGATCCGCGCGGAGAGACATCCTCCGCGCGGATCGCGCAAATAGTGGCACAAAACCGCGCTGCGGCGGCAAAAACCGGAGCGCCGGTGCTGACTGCAACAGGAGTAAACCGGAGAGAGATAGCAAAATCCTCCCGGGGTGTGCAGCAGGGCCACACAATCGTAAAGCAGCCGCAAAACAGGTTTGGCGGCGGGGCTGGGCGCGGGAGCATGACGCAGGAGGAAGCGGCGGCGGGCGTCAAGGAGGCAAAGGAACATAAAATCGAGGACTTCTCGCTTGGAAAGGCCACCGCAGGCGTCGTGCGAAAGGGCCTCAACCAGATCGCGCAGGCGGGCGGAAGTACACTTGCCCTCGGCGAAGATGTGCTTTTCGCCCCTATGGAGGTGCTCAGCGGATTGCCGCTCGGCTCTATCAGCGATAACGGGCCGTTCAATCAGTGGTCTGATGCGATCCGCAAAGAGGGGCAGGGGATCAACGACTACTATCGGGAGAATACGGAAAAGGGCGGCAAGGCGGCTGAACTCTATGACCAATACGGATCAGCGACCGTTGCCGCCGCTCCGCAGGCTGTTCTTGCCATACTGAGCGGCGGCGGCAGCGCCGCCGCCCAGACGACCGCAGGACTTACCCGTGCTGCCACGACCGCTTTATCTCCCACCGTATTAAATACCGTAAAAAACACGGTTTCCGGTATGGCGAGAGACCCGCAATACTGGCTTGCCTTCTCCCAAGTGGCGGGCACAGGCTACGATGATGCCATCGCGGATGGGGCCAGCCGGGAAAAAGCAGCTCTGTATGCGGTTGGAAACGGCCTGCTCAACGCCGCTGTTGAGGTCGGAGGCGGCATCCAGACGCTGCCGAAGGAACTGCAAAAGGGCGGCTCCGCGCTGAAAAGCTGGATTTCCTCTATGGTGGACGAGGGCAAAGAGGAGGCTGCGCAGGGAATCATTGAGCGGGGTTTGCAGAACCTGATTTATCAGAAGGGAAATCCGCTGGCGTCGGTCACGGACGGAAACGCCGTACTGAATCCACGTACTGCGGCGGGGGAATTCGCAGGCGGCGCGGTGGTGGGCGGAATCCTCGGCGGAGGGCAAATGCTGGCTGGTCGGGCAATCGACGCGGCAACCCGAAGGGAAACAGCACGGTCAAACGCGGCGGAGCAGGCGCAGGGAACGTTCGTAGGTACCGAAGATTTGAAAGTCCCAAATCTGGAAGCGCAGAGCAACGAGGCAGGGCAAAAAAATGCTGTCTCCGAGATGGAGGCAGTACGTCAGAAGGGGAATGTTCGTGAGCCTCCTTTTGAGGAGGTGGTACAGCATATCCGAGGGTCTGAGCTGCCGAGAGCCATGCAGGACGATCTGCTCCGGGCAAATGCACTGGCACGAAACCTCACGATGGAGAATGCAAGAAACTATATTTCCGGAACGGTCGATGAAAAAACGGTCATGCAGGGAATCAGGGAAGCGTCCAATATGAGGCCCGTTTCCGAAGTGGCGGGAACAGAATTTGCCAAGGGAGAAAAGGATCTTACCACCCAGGTTACGGAATATTTTAACAGCGTGGGAGGAGTGGCATTCAATCCTCAGTTAGGAGACGTGAAGCTCACCCGGTCGGGGGCAAAATCGGACATTGCGCATGGAATTGGCAGAAAAAAAGCCGCTGCCTTCGCAGCGGTGCCAGACGTGATTGAACAGGGCCGAGTGATTGACTATGAGACGAATTGGAAGGGAAGACAATATGATACCGCCGTAGTGGCGGCGCCGATCACCATAGGCGGAGAACCTTACTTAGCCGGCGTCGTATTGACACGAAACCAGCGGGAAAATAATTTTTATGTACATGAAGTCCTTTTAACGGAAAAAGGAACAACGCCCTTCAAGACCGGGGGCCGCCTGAACGGCGACGTACCCGGAGGCGATGTTCCTTCAGTAATCAGTCTACTGCGCAAGGTGCAGAATGTCAAGGAGAACGCTTCGACAAATCCCACGCAAAATTCCCAGGGCTCCTTTTTTGATGAAACAGACAATGGAGACAGGGCCAATCAAACCAGCCTTGCCGCCAATGGCGACGCTGGGACCCAATCTCTATTGTCTGCTGACAATGTAACACAGTCCGGAGAAAAAGGCAACGGGAAAATGGGGGAAACTACAGTCCCGAGAAGCCAAAACGACATTGAAATGCCGAGGTTGGAGACTACAGAACAAAAGAAACTGCAAAAAAAAGCGGGACAGTCAGGTAATACCTACGTTTCGGAAGAGAAAAAGCCAGCCGAAACAACGAAGGACCTTGAAATGCCAAGGTTGGAAACTGTAGAAGGGTATCTGGATGCGCTGGCAGACGACAGAAACGCGCCGAAAGCTCAACAGGAAAACCGGCCAACGATGGCACGTAAGGACCTGCGGACGGATGTCTTGAACCTGTTCTCCGTCCCGGCGGGCAGCCGCAAGGCGCTGGGAGAGGCAATCGACCGCGCGGGAGCGGAGATGCTGCGCACCGGTGGCGTGACGGAGGAAAACCGTTCAAAGCTCAAGGACGCGCTATACGATGCCGGGGTCACCGTGCAGGATGCGGACCCGGCATACAAGGCCGTGCGAGACGATCTAAAGGGCAGAAAAGTCTATGTGGATGAATCAACCCGGGCAGACCTGGGCGACGACTGGAGGGGCATGGTTGGCCGCGCATTGGGCAACGGCTTTTCTTTGACAACGGACGCACAAAAGGGGACCTCCGTGGATCAGATCATGCAGGAGATGGCGGGGAAGTTCGGAGAAGGGATGTTTGACGAGACAAGCGATTCCTCTACCGCCCTGCGTCAGCTGATCGATATGGCGGAGGCCGGGAAGCCGGAACACATCGGACTTCAGGAAGTGGCGGAGGACTTGGGCCGCCAGTACGGAGAGGGCGCGGTGGAGGACCACGCGGACAACCTGCGCCGCCAGATGGACGCTGCCTTGCAGCGGTTCGCGGAAAAGGCGGGGCTGGAAATCAAGCTGAAGGACCGGAGTGACGCGGCCGTTGCAAAGGAGCGGGAGCACTGGAAGGAGCTGCTGCAACGGTCCAACGACCGGGGGCGTGAGCGGCTGGAAAATCAAAAGACGTATTATCAGGACATGATGCAGCGCAAAAAAGAGCGGCATGAGCGCAGCGTGGCCGCCACGCAGACCCAAAGAAGCCTGAGATACCTGCGCCGGCGGCTGGGGTACCACGACACAAAGCTAGCGGAGGCACTGGACAGTATGAGTGCCGAGGACCGGGAGACTGCGGAATACGCCTTGCAGAATATTGCGGATAACACCAAGAGCCTGACCAAAGAAGCCAGCGAAAAGCTGAAAGCCAACGCGGAACGGTATAAAGCACTGGTGGAAAATGATAAAAACTACATACCGGACAAGGATACGCTGGAGAAGCTGGAGCGCATGGACCGGGAGTATCTGGCGGACAAGTCCGTTGAGGAACTGGCGAGCATTCACCGGATAGTGCAGACGCTGCGGACGCATTTGGCGGATATGGACCGGGAGATCGGCAGAGAACACGGGCGGCAGATCGAAACCATTTATCAGCAGAGCAAGGCGGAGATTCAGGGGAGCAAGGGACGAAAACCCGGTTCCAAAGCGCGGCGGAAGACAACGGATTTTATAGATTCACAATTAACTCCTATGAATCGGCTGAAGCAGCTGGGCGGCTGGAAAGACGGCGCGTTTTATTCTATGGCCGAACAGTTGGAGGCAGGCGAACGGGCGAGGAAGGATTTTGAGGTAAAGGCCAACCGTCTGCTGAAGGACTTCCGGGAGAAAAACGCGGATTGGATTGCCAAGTCGGACGGGCAGGGAAAAGGCGCGACCTGGTATGAGCTGGAAGTCCCGGAACTGCTGGAATGGGGAAAAGGAGACAAGCCAATTTTCGGGGACACCGTGAAGGTGAGCCTGACGCCGGCCATGCGGGTGGAGTTGGCCCGTGGCGTGCGGAACTACGACAACCTGCGCCACGCCGAAGGCGGTGTCACCTTCCCGGACCGGACGCTGTACAGCAAGGGAGAGAGGGCCGAGGCCTATGCCAGAGGAACCACAATCAAACTGGCGCCCGAGATTATGAAAAAACTGTTTTCCTACGAAAGCCTGACGGCAGAGGAAAAAGAGCTTTACCGGCTGGGGGATCAGTTTTTTAATAAGATGGCAAAGGACGCCATCAACAAAACCAGTCAGGAGATGGACGGCGTAGACCGGGCTATGAGCCAGTATTACAGCAAAATCTATACAAATTCCAGCTATCGGCCAACGGATGTGACGACAGTAGATCAGAGCCTGGGCGGAATGGGAAGCCTTCAAAAGTGTGTGCAGTCCAAAGCGCCCATGCTGGCTGTGAGCATGTGGGAGGCCTATGCGGACACCATTGACACCGTGAGTAAGTATTCCGGGCTGGCAATCCCGGTACGGAATATGAACATGCTTTATAACTGGATGGAGAGCGGCCAAAATGAGAGCATGAAAAGCGTTCTGGAGAAAAAGTGGGGCACAGGGTCCAAGAAGTTTATGGAGAACCTTTTGAAAGAACTGCAAAACAAACAGGTGCTTGATAAGAGCGGCGTGGACGCACTGGCGGATTATTTTCTGAAAAACTATATAACGGCGACCTTCGGAGCAAACCCGGGAATCGTTTTGAAGCAGGCGACCTCTTTCCCGTCCGGCGCGGCGGTGCTGGGCTGGGATACCATCCCAAGTCCCGGACAGATGCGCAAGGTAGACACGGAGCTGATTGCAAAGTACACCCCGGAGTTGGAGTACCGGTCCATGGGCTATGCCACGCCGGAGCTGGCAGAACTGAAGAACAATCCAAACTGGACGCAGCGAAACAAATTCACACGTTTTGTCTTTGGAGGAGCTATTCAGGCGATGGACCGGGCCACGGTGAAATGTATGTGGCCGTGGGCGGAAAACGCGGTGCGGAAAAACTACTCTGATTTAGAACCGGGTACAGATGAATTTTACAAAAAGACGGCGGAGCTTTTCAATAAAGCGGTGTCGGAGACCCAGCCCATGTACGACGTGATGCACCGGGCGGAGATCATGCAGAATCCCAGCGCTTTGACACGGACGTTCACCATGTTCAAGACCGTGCCTTTGCAGCAGCAAAACATGATTCGCAGGGCGGTTGGGGAAGCGCAGGCAGCAAAGACGCCGGCGGAAGTGTCCAAAGCACGGGGTCAAGTGGCAAGCACGGCGGCGTCCATGGTGGTGGCCACGCTGGGCTATGAAGGCGTTGAGTTCTTCAATCAGATGCTGAAGAATGCCGCGAAGGGCTACCGGGACGATGACGACGATGATAAGCTGACGGTCAAGAGCGTTCTGACCACGATGGCGGAAAAGTCCGTGAAAGACCAGGCCGGAGTCGTGATCGGCGGGAAGGACCTTGCGGACGTTTTAATGAAGGCCTTCGGGGACGTGGATTTTTACGAAACGGAGGCACCGGGCCTGAGCCAGATCATGGACTTGAAAACCGCGGCGGAGCAGACGATGGAAACCTTCAAAACGGTGCTGTCGGATACGAAGGATTTAAAAGAACACGGGGGCAGCCTGAAGCAGTACGTCAAGGAGAACGGAAACGATCTTCTTGGAGACGTGAAGGATACGGCGACGCTGCTGGCGGAACTGAGCAAGGGCGTACCGGTACCCAACCTTGAAAAGTATCTGCTGGGGACGCTGCAATGGACCTCGCCGGAGCTGCGGGAGGAATACAAGGCCCTGTGGGACTCCACAAACAAGCGGGACCTGGCCGGGCTATCCGGCGGGGCGCTGCGTGTGCGCGTGGGAAAACTGATGGATTTAAGGGTGGATAACCTTTCTGACGAGGCAAAGGACGAGCTGGCGCGGCTCTATGAAACCGTGGGTACGGAGGTTATCCCGTCGGACGTTCCCAGTACAATTCACATGGATGACGAGGACGCTTCGCTGACGCGGACCATGCGGCAGACCTATCAAAATGCCTATGGGAAAGTGCTGGAGGACAACCTTGAAAAGCTGCTTACCTCGAAGCCTTATCAGAGCATGACGGATCAGGCTAAGTCGGCGGCGGTGACGGACCTCTACGATTACGCCAAAGCCGTGGCCGCAAACAAGACCGTTGAAAAAGATATGACCGGCGGAGCCCAAAAGGCCACCGGGATCATAGCGGACGGCGGGGAGCTGCCGGACTATCTGCATTTCTGCGCGACGGTGGGCGAGCGGAACGCAGAGGAGCGGCTGAAGTATTTAAGTCGCGGGGAGTACAGCGAGGCCAGCAAGGCGGCAATCTACCTTAGCGCTTTGGCGTCCGACAGCAAACAGAAGGCCTGGGCGGAGCTGAAGCAGCAGGGAATCACAAAGGAAGAGTTCTACCGCTATGCGCTGGCTGTCAACGGGCAGACAGCAAAGGATGACCTGCTGCGGGCCATGGAGGGGCTAAGCCTGTCTGACGATAAAAAGGCAACTGTGTACTTTGCGGTGGAGGCGTCGGACAGCGAGAAGGAGAAGCTGGACGCGGCGGAGAAAGAGGGGGTCAGCGAACAAACATATTTCCAGTACCTCACCGCCTCGGCGGGGATGAGCAAGAAAGCGCAAAAGCTGGTGGCTATCAACAGCCTTGACCTGACAGTGAACCAGAAAAACGCCCTGTACGATGCGAACGGCTGGGCAAAGAGTACCCTTTATGACGCGCCGTGGTACGATATCATGCCGCGGCTGAGCAGCGGGGGCGGAGGCTCCCGCCGAACTTCCCGCGGGGGAACTTCCAGCGGAAAGACCGGAACGGCTCTGGACAAGTACAGACTGGGGAATAGCTTGGACAAATACGACATCATGCCGAAGCTGAGCTAATAAAAATGCAGGGGAGGGGCCTTAATAGGGTTCCCTCCCCTGTAATAGCTCTTGAATTTTATAAGAAGATTGGTATAATTTTACTCAGACGTGAACAATTACAGAATTTTACTGATTAAAAGAAAGAGATAAAAAGCAAAAAACCCCAAAAGAGGAACGAAAGAAGGTATAGTGAAATGGAAGAGCAGACAGAGGAAATAGCTTTTCAGGAACAGGAACAGGAACAGGAACAGGAACAAGAACCAGAGGTAAAACAGACACAGGGCAACGGATGTAAGTATTTTGATAGTGCATTGGCGGTGTTGCTCGTTACAGCTGTGGCGGTGATGCTGTTCTATGCTTACAACCGAGGATACTTGTCCTATTATGGTGTTCCGGCATTTCTGACAACTACATCTCCATCCGGAATGATCTCCAATGTGCCGCTGTTCTGCATACTGGTAGTTACGGTCTCTCTTTGTTTGCTTTTTGCTGTTTTACTAAAAGGAGTAGTTGCTTACCTAATAAAAAGACTCCAGATTAGTGATGAGTTGCAATTTAAAATATTTTTCTGGGCTGGTGAAATTTATATTGCGGGAGTTTGTGGTTGCCTTATTATTAATTCGTTTAAAAATCGCCTTTTAATTATAATTATAGTACCTTTGATTTCGCTGAATATTTTCTTGGGTTGGGTAATGTATGATCATGTAAAAATTGTGAAACACCTGAGAGTAAACCAAGAAAAAGGGATACTGGACAGTTGCATTGAAGAGGAACAGGCTGCTTTACATGAAAAATGTAGCATTTTTCCAAAGAAAATACGGCGTTATTGGAATTATAATTATCTGATTTTATTTTTATTGATTCTATTTGCTACAGTGTCTGCCTGCGGGCTGTATCAAGCCAAACGGCAAAAGAATTACTATTTCGCATCGGAGGATCAGGTGGTTGTCTCTGTATACGGGGATAGGTTGGTAGCGGTCCATGTCGACAAAATAAAGGGTGATGATATCTATTACTGCAGTGGACAGTATTCCCTGCTGTCCCTGGATCAGCAGCTTTCGTTGGTAAAAACCGACGGAATTGTGGCAGATGTTAAGGTAGAGGATACTCAGCTGAGTCTTCTGCAGAGGTGATAATATGTCCTACATCCAAGCTCCGGCGTGGGAACGTCCAGCGGGAAGACGGGGACGGCGCTGGACAAGTACGATATCAGAGAATCGACTCCACAGGGCATTCCTTGATATAAAAAATAGTTGAATTTTGCAAAGTGCTAGTATAGTCTATTAAATGGAGAACTGTTTAGCATTAAGCAAGTTTATCCAACGGCGGGTTTTAGCACATAAATGAAGTTTACATTTGATAATAAATTTGAAAGAAGTAATTTACGTGATAAAAGACATCAATTTTTTAATAGACCGTATGAAAATTAGTCGGCCGGTATTGTTACTTGGAGCTGGCTTTTCTTATGGAGCAACAAATGGAGAAAAAGAACCTCTCCCTATGGGGAAGGTTTTGTCCCATGACTTGTATAAGCATTTTTTTGTTGAAGGAGAGCTTTCTTCTCTTGATTCGTCTATTCTGAAAGAAATTGAAGGGAAAAAAGATGACCTAAAAGAAGTATGTACATATCTGCGATATACAGACAAAGAAAAACAGCGGAATGAATACTTGACCAGAGCATTCAGAAACTGTAATCCATCTCCCGAAGGATATCATAATAAATTATTAAAATATCCATGGGAGTACATTTTCACGCTGAATATTGATGATTTAATTGAAAAAATTTATCGAGATGCTCAAGTGGAAATTTCTGTTTGGGACAAATCAAATCCCAATGGGAATAATCGGAAGTGTACTACAAATTTGATCAAGTTGCATGGATCGGTTAATGATCTAAAAGGCGGTTATATCTTTGATAGTTATGAGTATAAAAACTTTACTATTGACTCTAACAGTCTTTTAAAGGAATTTGCACATCAATCTTTACAACATGATTTGATATTAGTTGGAACACAATTTCAAGAGGATGATTTGCAAACAATATTAGACATATATGAAAGAAGCGGATATTCAAGAGATCCGTTTTACCGTATATTCTTATCACCCAGTATATCCGGAAGATTGCGCTTGCAAATCCAGAATTCTCCGAACGATATATGGATAAAATGTGATACAAAAACCTTCTTGAATGCACTGGAAAAAGACATTCAAATTCAATATAAAGCTAAAAGCTATTTACTCGAAAAAGGTGTCATTTTTCTAGAGAATATTAGCCGTAGCGCACCATCTTCTTTTGAATTATACAAGGGCTTTGATGCGGTTTATCCCGACTTTTTTCACAATGCAGATATTTTACCTAAAGACTTGGAACTTTGGAAGCAAGAGATTTCATCTTCAGAAACGCATATTCTTATGGCATTTTATGGCGAAAGCTATATTGGAAAGACATGCTTTGTCAAAAGGCTTTTGGTTGAACTTTTTTATGCGGGCTATATAGCTTTGCAACTCAACAGATTTGACGATAGAGTATATGATTTGTTGTCCGGATACCTGCGGTCTTTACCTGACAGAACAAAAGTTGCTGTTTATATAGATAACGCTTCCTATTACTACAAGCAATTGATCGACATAAAAAAGCAATGTCCTTCCAATATTGATAAACTAGTAATTATTACAGAGGATACAATAGAAAATCACAATGGAAAAGAATATATACTATTAGACGATCCTACTTCTATTTTTCACCTCATTACAGCAGAAATGAATGAAGATTATGCTACAGAAATTTACGAAAAACTTTCTCGAAATAACCGGCTAAATAAATACCTGCAGTGTATACCGCAACGCGAGAAACCATTTAGTCGCAGAGCAAGGGAACTAATTACATCTAAGATAAACGAAGAGAATGATATTATAGATGCCCTGTACTATTCCACAGAAGGGAATCCCTTTCAAAAGCACTATAAACGGTGGCTTGACCGCTATTCCTCAGACGAAGAGAGAAAACTGCTATACGAATTGTGCTATCTATTTAGATTGGGCGTTACTATTATTCCCAATTCACTTGTGACGAAATTGGGAACGGCACTAAACAAAAATTTTCGTTTGGACGCTTTTTGCAAAAAGTATGCGGAAGTCGTTAGCGTATATTATGGATGGGTCCGTTTGCATCGAGGAAGGATTCTGAACCATCTCATTGATACTAATGACCTCGCTCTTATTATGGAGACATTGCATAAAACAGCAATCTATACCGTCCCTACTGATGAAAGAGTCTATTCCGAAACAACACCTATATTCCAAAAAGTTTTACGTGTGAAGCGCATGCGAAACTCAAATCTGTTGCCAAAAGAAAATATTCTTAAACTTCTCAATGGCCTTGAAGGGAGCTGTAGTCACACAAGTTATTTTTGGGTGCAATATGGGATTGCTGCACAGATTAACAAAAAATATGAGGATGCAAATAACCATTTGTCATATGCTCATTCCATGCGTCCGTATTCTTATAATGTAAATCACGCTCTTGCAAAGAATCAAATGGAGTGGGGGTTATACTTGTTAAAAAATGAAATCGGTGATGGTGAACTAAAGTTTTCAAACGGCGCGGATAATATGCTTGGTATCATTGAAGATACGCATTTTTCTGGTGGTTATCGATATTCCGTACACGCATATGTGAGAATGTGGCTTGAGTATGCTAAAACGGCAAAAGAAACGTTGCCCTACGAAATATGTAAAAGATGTGCAAATCTTCTTGAATCATTGCTTGAACGACCGTTAGATAATATGCTAACCGATTTAATCAAAGACTTTATAGCGTATTGCGATAATAATGCCCTAAAGAAACTGAGTGCCAATTTAAAGACCGTCTACTATAAAAGAGAGAGATTCCATGTTGAACAGGAATCCTACGATATCAACTAA